TTGTAAATAAAGCAGCAAGTACACACAAGTTTACTTTGACTGCAGGTTCAGACGTCACAATTGTTGGCGAGCCTGACATTACCGCAGATACATCTGGTACTTTTATTTTCAGAGTTACCAGTTCTACTGCAATTAGTGCTTTCAGAAAATAGCACTATGGGTATGTTCGCTTTCAAGCGAGTAAGAAAACAAGAGGCTGTTAATTCAGCCTCTGTTTTTAAACCTAAGAAAAAACGAACCAGAAAAACTAATGGCAATAACCATTCACACGACAGTAGGCAGCAACATAGCCAACAGTTACATAACACTTCAGGAAGCTCAAGATCTGATTGACGGATTGGTAGAAGATGATGATGTAACAGCTTGGGCTAGTGCAACTACCGATCAAAAAAATAGAGCATTGGTTACTGCTACCAAAAGAATTGATAGAGAAAGGTTTTTAGGTGCAAGGGCAACAAATACGCAAGCTTTACAATGGCCTAGAGACGGAGTAAGAAAACCTGATACTTATATCAATACATATACAATTGGCTTTCCTTTCCGTGTTACAACTGATTATTATACGTCTACAGAAATACCATCACAAGTTAAAGAAGCTGAAGCAATTTTGGCAACTTATTTGAATAATAACAAAAACGGATTAGGATTAAGTGGACTTGAAGACTACAAGAATGTAAAGCTTGGTAGTCTTGAAGCAACACCAAATTTCTATGGTGCTGTTGGTGCAGATCGAGTACCGCCACTATTTGAAAGATTTTTCACTGATCTTCGAATTAGTGGACCCGGAAACATAGCAATTAAAAGGAGTTAGCATGACTTATTTTTCCAAAGCCAAAATCATTACAAACACTTCAGTTCATACTGGTAATTTTAAAAAAATTACAGCATTAGAAGACACAGTTATCCATACTCTTGGGTCACAAGTTCTAACAGGTACCAGTGCTTCTATAACTTTAAATTCAAATGTCTCATTAGAATTTGATATGAACTCAGTAAAATTAACAAGCGGTTCAGTTATTGCTTACGAAATCTAATGAGCAAGTTTCAAGGTTTTAGGACAGCCTCAAGCAATATATTAAAAGCATTTGGTGGTCAAATAACCTACCAACAAATTGCTTCTGGAATCTATAACGATTCACTAGGGACTGTAAGTGAACTTATAACTGAACATACAATAAATGGTTTTATTGAAAATATAAAAAAAAGTGAAGTAAACGAATTAGTTCAGCAAAATGATAAAAAGCTTACAATAACGAGAGGGGATATTTCATTTGAACCAACACCTACAGATAAGGTTGTTATTGCAGGTGTAACTTATTCTGTTATTGCTGTAGATAAAGATATGGTTGAAGGACAAGATATTAATTACTTTTTATATTTACGAGCATGAGAAGAATTAAAATAAAAGATATTGGAAGGTTTAGTGAAGAACAGTTTAACAAGGTAGTACGTTTTGCTGTTATTGAACTTGACTCAAGATTAAAAGAAGGTTCACCTGTAGATACTGGTAGATTTAGAGGTAGTTGGCAAATTGCACAGAACAGCAAGTCAGCACCAAATCTTTTTGGTCCTTTTCAAAATAATAAAGGATTACCTAGATCTTCATTACCTCCAATAAGAACTAATTATTCAAAAGAAAAAGCTGGTAATACTTATACACTTTTAAATAACTTGCCCTATGCTGAAGCTGTCACATACGGAACAAACTTGCCACCTTCTTGGGGAGGCTCATTTAGAACGAGAAATGATAAACGAGCAGGTTGGCCTGACCCACAAGTAAGAGCAGTATCTATTCTTGTACAAAAAATTAAAGTTAAAGAATAATGGCAGCACTTGATTTAAATACAGTTCGAAAAAATATAGAGCAAAGGTTGTCTCTTGAATTTAAAAAGACACCACCAATTCCTATTGTTTTTAATAATATGCCTTTCAAACCAACAACTGATAAGACTTTTGTTTTATCAGAAATTGATTTTAGTAATAATGAATATATAACTCTTGGAGGTACTACAGGTTCAAACAATTTAATTAGAGGACAATTAACACTTAATATTTTTACAAAGTCTGGGGTCGGTATTGGAGCAAATTTAGTAGTTGGTACAAGATTAAGAAATCTTTTTAATAGAATAATTGATTTAGAAGGAATATATTTTGAACCGCCTAATGGTCCTACAGTGTTACAGAACGCTTCGCCTGAAGGTTACTTTCAGAGTAGAATTACAATAGAGTTCCAAGTTGTAGAACAATTATGACTGAAATTACTTCAGAAATGCTTGATATTATTGAGCAAGTTAAAGGCAAAAGAAATCCAAATCTTTGGGATAATAGATGTGAGTCTGCTATGAAAAGTGAAAAAGCAAAGAAACTAGAAAAAAAAGCTAAAAAGAGCTAATATAATTTTAAATCTTAAATTTTAACTATGGCCATAGTAAGAGGAGAAGAAGGTTCTGTATCATTTGATAATGGTTCTGGATCTGTCACTGCAGTTGCAGGCACAACATCTTGGTCTTTAGACATGACCAAAGATGTCTATGAAACAACAGCACATGGTGCAACAGCAAGAACATTTGGTGGTGGTTTAAAAAGTGCTACAGGTACAATTGAACTTCAGTACACAGCAACAAGTGGTGATGGTGCTGCAGAATTATTAGCTGACGTAAATACATCTGAAGATGCGGCTGACGCTTCTTTTAATTTATTTCTTGATACTTCAGGGACTAAAAAGTATTCATTTAATGGAATTGTTACAGGTGCAGGTGCGGCCTCAACTGTTGGTGAACTTACAACTCAATCTGTTAACTTTCAGGTAAGTGGACCAATAACTTTCGCTATATAATTTATGACAGTTTCAAAAGTTCGCACCATTGATTTGCTCACTGGTGCTTTTGATCTTAACGAAAGAAGAAAATTCACAGTAGAAAAGCCAGATGGCAGTCCATTGTGTGATTTATATTTTAAACCTATAACAAGATCTGACAGAATGGCAGTGCAAGCTTATGCCGGAACCGAAGATGCTGTAAAAATATCAACACAGATGCTAGTTCATAAAGCAGAAAATGAAGATGGAACAAAAGCTTTTGGTCAAGGCGATGCTGTAAGACTTCGTAGGGAATTGCCAGAATCTATATTAAATCAACTTGAATTATTCTTATTTGGTGTAGCAGAAAACGAAGACTTAGATAAAGCAAAGGAAGATTAAAGGGGGATAATTGGCTTTACTTTGAATTTTTCCTAGCAACAGAACTTAAAATGACTGTAAGCAGATTGAGACAAGAATTATCTCAATCTGAATTTATACATTTTGCTGCATATTATGAAGTAAAAGGAGAAACAGAAAAAGCAGAATTAGAAAAAGTTAGAAAATAAAGGTACACTTATATAAAAGATTGAATTAGATGGCACTAGCTAGTGTAACCATAGATGTAATAACGCAAAGGGCTGTCGGTCAGATAAATAAATTAAAGACTGCAAGTACAAAGTTAGATCGAACATTTAAAGTTTTAGAAAAAAGAAATAAAGGTATTACTACACAGTTTGGAAAACTAGGCAAAATAATCGGTACAGTTGCAATTGCAGAATTTGGTAGACGTTCAGTTAATGCTGCAGCAAATTTTGACAAGTTAAATTTAAGATTAAAATTACTAACAGAACAAACTGGTACTTTTGCTGAATCACAAAAAATAGCGGCTGATGCTCAAAAACTTTTTGGTATAAGTACGCTTGAAGCTTTAGATGGGGTTACGAATATAACTGCTCGTCTAGCACCTTTAGGAGTCGGTGTCGAAGACATAAGAACAACTTTCATAGGATTTAACACAGCAGCAAAACTTGCAGGTGCAAGCTCCGTAGAGGCCTCTAACGCTTTCAGGCAATTAGCACAAGCACTTGGTTCTGGCAGATTACAAGGCGATGAATTTAGAAGTATATCTGAACAAATTCCTACTCTGTTAAAACCAGTAGCAGATGAACTTGGCACAACTGTTGGTAAATTAAAAGAGTTTAGTAGTCAAGGTAAAATTACAAGTGAAGTAGTTATACGAGCTTTAAAGAAAATTGAACAAGAAGGAGCACCGGCTCTTAAAGCATTAGTCGAAGCAGATCCTACTCAAGTATTTAAAAACTTTCAAAATGAAGTAGAAAGATTACAAATAGCAATTGGTAAGGGGTTACTGCC